TTTTAGGTAAAAAAGTTATGGTGTACTTTAATTTACATAAAAAAACATTTTCTGTGTCTTATGATAATAAGGTTATAATGCACGCCGACTATGTAAAATTGGGTGATGTTGAGTTTAGAGTTAGAACTGGAGGTAGAGATAGGGTTAGGTCTGAAAAACAAAAGAATGTTCACGCGTTTGTTATAGGTAATTTATTAGAGTATTGTGAATATCCTTGTAAGGATATTCCTATTTCACCATCTACTAGTGTCATAACATATAACCCATATAAACATGAAACCTTTGTATATAAAGAAGGTGGTGAGCCAATATACACAGCGAAGGAAGTTGATATGATTAATTCAACCAATAAATTATTTGTAGTTAAAAAATAATATGCCATTACCAAAACAGGTTAAACCAACATTACCATTAGTTCCAAAAAAGGAATTGTCTGCTCGTAGAGAACAATTACTTGAATTTATCAATAAGGATGGAACTTATTTACCTAAATCGGTTTTACATGCGGACTTAGACAGGGGGATGTTGGATTTTGTTAAGGAGGATTTAAAAGTCGTTACTGCGGGTAAAGTTATTCCAATGTTGGATATAATAATCACAACTCAAAATTGGGTACAATATACTGAAACAGCATTGTTTACAAACCTTGACTTCAACCCCGAACCTCCTTTTATTACTGTTGTTAGACAACCTGAAGTAAAGTTTGGAACAAACCCGTCTTTACAATATACTATACCAAATAGAAAACAATTTTATTATGCTTCTGTCCCAACGTGGAATGGTAATGAACAAGGTATGGACATTTATACAATACCTCAGCCAGTTCCTGTTGACATTAATTACAGTGTGAAGATTATCTGTAATAGAATGAGAGAGTTGAATCAACTTAATAAGATTGTTATGCAGAAGTTTTCTTCAAGACAAGCATACACCTTTATTAAAGGACAGTACGTCCCAATCATAATGAATAATATTTCTGATGAATCTCAAACAACATTAGAATCAAGAAAATATTTTATACAAAATTATGATTTTACAATGTTGGGTTATTTGATTGACGAAGAAGAATTTCAAGTAAAGCCAGCTATTGCAAGGGTTGCTCAAATAATGGAGTTAGATACTACAGTATTAAAAAGTAGAAGAGACAAATATCCAAAAAACCCTGATGAATTTTTATCTAAATTTTTATATGTTGTTGGAAGAACTAGTTTGAGTGACGTTATTGATTTTACCGCAAACTTATCTTTTGTCGACTCAACAAATGTTGAAAGTTATGATGTTTATATTAATGAAGATTATTATGGTACTGATGTACAGGAAATTCAAATTACAACAAACGACGTTCTAAGAATAGACATTGTAAAAACTGACAACACACTGGAATCTTTAATTGAGTTTGAATCTAGATTAGTTTAATCTTCTCCGTATATATCTTTTTTTTCTTTACACTTTTCGATGATAAGATTTTCAAGAAATTTATAAATCTTTATTCCTCGTTTATCACAGTACTTTTTCAGTATCTCATGTACTTCAGGTGATATTTTAATATTCTTTATCTCTTTAGTATTTTTCATAGGCAGAAAAAAGGCAGAATTAATTCATACTCTTTACAAATAGATATTCAAAAGTCAAGTTTTTTCATTCAGATACTAATATTTATCAATAAAATAAATCTGCAATAGAATAATTTAAAGCATGGCAACACAAGTAAATCAAAAGGTATATGTATCACCTGGAGTATACACGTCTGAAACCGACTTATCATTTGTTGCTCAGAGTGTGGGTGTAACTACATTAGGATTGGTAGGGGAAACAATTAAGGGTCCCGCTTTCGAACCTATTTTTATAACCAACTACGATGAGTTTCAAGCATATTTTGGGGGAACGGAACCTACAAAATTTGTTAACACACAAATCCCTAAATATGAAGCGGCGTACATCGCCAAATCTTATCTTCAACAATCTAACCAACTTTTTGTAACGAGAATTTTGGGATTGTCTGGATATGATGCTGGTCCATCTTGGAGTATCAAGGTTACCGCTAACGTAGACCCGTTAACTATTGGTCTTAATCCAACGACTGGTACATCATGGAGTGCCGTATTCACAGGTACATCATCAGGAAATACAATAGAGTTTATTGGTGGGGCATTACCACCTTTCGTTCAGTCAAATCTTAATACACAATACAGATTATCTGATGGAAGCACTTCAAGTTTTGCTTTAGATTTTAACAGTAATTTAGATTCAATCATGGATGACCCATCGTTATCTGCAACTACGTCTGTAGTTTATGGTGCAATTCCTGAGAGTGATTATTATGAATTAACTAATGTTTATTCAAACGTTATAAATGAATTTGGTTCAGATACTGTTAATTTGGCAACAAATGACTTATCTTCAGATTTAAATGACCCTTGGTATTATTCTAACTTTGATATTACATCGGGTAATAATTATTCTGGTTATTCGTTCTATTACGCAGTTAGTAACTTAACTTCTGGTAGTTCATTATCTTTCACAGGTACCGTATCAGGTAACTCATACATTTTTTCAGGAACAGCATATGAGGATTACAATAACATGGTTGTTGCAACTTTACGTTCAAGAGGTATTTCTCTTTATTCTAATAGTGTAGATAGCGACCAACACGGTCCAATATACGAAGTAAGTGGTACTTCTGATGTACAATTAGTTTGTACTGAACAGTATTCAGGTATTACACAATCACCATTCGAATCTTTCTTAATATCAGGTGTTACTAAAGACGGAGATAATTTCTCTTTTGAAACTTCAATGTCCGCATCATCATCAAAATATATTACTAAAGTATTAGGAGTTGACAACTTCGGAAAATCAAGAAATGAAGTACCTTTATTTGTTGAAGAGATTTACCCGTCAAGTTTGAATTACGCTTACAATCAAGGTTATATTCGTGGTTTGAGTTGTGATTTAATTGCGTTGGAAGATGCGAGAAGTGAAAATCCACAATCAATTGCTTATAAAGTAACACAATATAAGTCACCAAGTACACCATTCTTAGTTTCTGAATTAAGAGGTAATAAAGTTTATAATTTATTCAAATTCATATCAATCTCTGATGGAGATTCGGCTAATACCGAGGTTAAGGTGTCCATTTCTAATTTATCTTTCAATAACATGACATTTGATGTATTAGTTAGAAATTTCTTTGATACCGATGCAAACCCTGTTGTGATTGAGAAATTTACAAACTGTAATATGGACCCATTATCTAACAACTTCGTTGCAAAGAAAATTGGTTCTAGTGATGGTGAATATGCGTTGATTTCAAGATATATTATGGTTGAAATGGCTGACGAGGCACCAGTAGATGCTATCCCTTGTGGATTCAATGGATATACTCAGAGAGAATATGAGTCAGTATTGAACCCATCACCTTACATTGTATACAAAACAAAATACTACTTCCCTGGTGAAGTAATTTATAATCCACCATTCGGAGCTTCAGCAAACGCAACAGAATCGGCTGGTGATATTGTAAGAAGAAGTTATTTAGGATTTTCAAATCAATTTGGAATTGATGAATCATTTTTACAATATAAAGGAACACAAAACCCTGCTAACTGGGTAACTTCAGCGGTACCTGTTGAGGGTCAAGCTTGGAATTACTTAAGTAAGGGCTTCCACATGGACTCAGGTGCTACTGTAGTTACAATTTCTAACTCTTTCTTAACAAGTGGAGAAACGGCGTTTGAGTGTGGAGTTGCTGATTTTACAAGAGACCCAGAAACTCAAGAAAACCCTTACTATTTTATCTTCTCAAGAAAATACACAGTATGTTTCGCAGGTGGATTTGACGGTTGGGATATCTATAGAGAATATAGAACAAACCAAGATAGATTCCAATTAGGTTCTACAGGTTATTTAGCGGGAGCTTCAGCTTCAACAAGATATCCGACAGCTACAGGAGACGGTTTATTCAAGAGAATTGTTGTTCAAAATAATACACAAGATTTTGCTAACACTGACTACTACGCTTACTTACTTGGTATCTTAACATTCGCTAATCCTGAATCTACCAATATCAACGTGTTTGCTACGTCAAGTATTGATTATGTTAATAACTCAAACTTAGTTGAGGAAGCTATCGACATGGTACAGTTCTCAAGAGCGGATTCGGTTTATATCGCAACAACTCCTGACTACCAAATGTTTACACCTGACGCAACAAGTTCTTTAGATATCATCTACCCACAAGAGGCGGTTGATAACTTAGACAACACAGGAATTGACTCTAACTACACAGCAACTTACTACCCTTGGATTTTAACAAGAGATACTGTAAACAATACACAAATCTACTTACCTCCAACAGGTGAAGTTTGTAGAAACTTAGCGTTAACAGATAACATCGCATTCCCTTGGTTCGCATCAGCGGGTTACACAAGAGGTCTTGTAAACTCAATCAAAGCGAGAGTTAAGTTGACTCAAGAAGATAGAGATACACTTTATCAAGGTAGAATCAACCCTATTGCAACTTTCTCAGATGTGGGAACAGTAATTTGGGGTAACAAAACGTTACAAGTTGCTGACACAGCACTTAACAGATTGAACGTAAGAAGATTATTACTTCAAGCTCGTAAGTTGATTTCAGCGGTAGCGGTTAGATTGTTGTTCGAACAAAATGACCAAATTGTTAGACAACAAT